TTCCTCGAGCATCCGATCTACATCTACGCGACCGAGGAAATGGGCGAGGTCGTAGGCCTCGCGGCGGAGGCTGCCTCGCCCAAGCGATTTTTTAGTTGCTGTAATTGCTCCGGCAACATGCCGTTGAGTCGCATCGCGACTCGTTGCAGACGATCGAGCGGTTCCATGCTCTTGGTCCGAAGCTCAGCAATCGCTTGCTCGAATTCCTCGTCGTTGGTGAACGGGAACAAGCGATTGCCTTGGTCATCGTGAGCACAGAAAACAAACATCACGAACATTCCATCGCTCTTCGGTCGATTCGACATGATGTTCGTAAGCTTGATAATGTCGCCAGCCTGGAGACGATGGAGGCGAACCATCCCAGATTCGCCGTTCGAGTCTGGCCACTCGGGAACTATCTCGTCCTGGTAAGGCAGATCCCTCGCACCGATGATGTCTTGCCGAGTGAGAAAGCCCATCGTTTCCTCCTAGGAACTGGCGCCGATGATCGCGATGTCGAAGTCGACTCCACTTCCCGACGAACTGTTCGCAAGATGGAGGATGTCGCCGGTGCCGGCGGTGACTGGCCACCCAGTGGCGTCTGGTGCGATCATCGCCAGAATTCCTCCTGGCTTGACCGCGACTGTGTGAGCAGCCGCACCGAATGGCCCGACGAACTGGTTTGATGCCGCATTGCCGACAACGACGTTGTTCACGTTGGCGGCAGCGGCAATGATGATGATCGCCTTCACGCGAACCATCGTGATGACCGCTCCGAAGATGTCGGTCAACGAGCCAGCGAGATCAAGATCCTGCGTTCCGCTGGCAGCGATCGTGAAATGGTTGCTGTAGAGACGATCGGCCTGATTCAGACCAGAACCGTTGGCGAACGCAACGTCCGTCCGACGATCGATCTTGCCAGAACTGTCGGCTAAGCCGACCGTATTGGTCAGAACCAGGTTCATGACGAGCGAAAGTTTTCCGGTCAGTATCATGTTGACTCGCTCCTTTGTTCAGACTTACGCCTCGACAACGACGCTGGCCCAGGTCAGAGCGAGACTTGCACCCTGCTTCGCATCGACCGGAGCAGGATCGAACTTGAACATCTGGACGTATGCGTCTCCGGTTCGAGTCTTGCCGGACGGAAAGAGAATGCGCCACGCGTTCTTCACGTTGTTGGTGATGTCGGCGAGGATGTTGATGTGAGTCGCGTCGCTCGCGACGTAGTTGATCTTCAGCGTCGGATCGGCCTGACGAAGAAGACCGAGCACGTGGGATTCCGATCCGTCGTTGTGGGTTGACGTTTCGATCTTGTTTCGGCTCATCCCACCAGGATCGACTTCGGTGATCTCACCGATCGTCACCCACGCCGTCGTTCCAGCACCAGCCGAACGCTGAACGACGATTCCAGTTGCTGTGACGGCATTGCTCATTGATCTCCTCCCTTAGACGAATTGACTGGTGGCATCGGATTGATACCATTCGCTCTTAGCAAATCCTGGAGACGTTCGAGTTCGGCTGACATCTTGGCGATCTGCAACGTCAGTTCGCCAATCATCAGCTTCGCGAAATAGTCGGTGTCCTTCTTCAACATTACGTTCCAACTGGCGCAGATGCTTGGCTCGTGATGATTCCTGCTGTATCAATCACGAGATATCGTTTGCCCGTAGCAGCGGAAGCAATTGCGTTCGCCAATGCCTTGATACCAGTAACACTCTGACCACCAAGCACCAACTGGTCAGACGCATTGATGTAAGGCAATTCGATGTAGCCACTTCCTGCTGCGTTGAGTTGCTTCGCCCAATAGTAGTTGTTTGCTGCGATCGTCATCAACGCGCTGTTGATGATCTGCATCTGGGCTTGCGACCACTTGAAGTATTGCGTTCCGTTCGGACCAAGATAACTGAAACCAACTGCTTGAATGTTGACGGTCGCATCGGTCAGATAACCGCCGTTCGTGCGATTGATCTGAATCTGAATCGGACGGAAGCTAGCACCAGTCGCGTCGTAATACTGCCAGTGCGCTTCGATGAATGGACCAGGATTCCCACCACCTGGTGCGTAATATGGCTCGATGCGATATTCAAATGCTGGCTGCGTTTGGTCAGCACGACCACCACCTGGCGTCGTGTTGTAACCCATCGTGAAAACATGATTTCCACGATTAGAATCTCCCGGATTGGCCACATAGCCAATACAGAAGTTGAAGTGACCAACAGCACCGTGGTCACCAATTTTCGCCTGAAGGAACTGACCAATGCCAGTGGCTGGAATCGGCAACTTCGGACCAGCAGTCCAACTGACACCATCGGAAGCAACGGTCGAGTCGCGTTGAAGAAGATATCCATCCGCTGCTGATTGGTTGTCGAACACTCGAGTCAGAAGATCTGCGATCGCGTTCCACTCTGACGGCTGCAACTTTGACAGATCAGTCGCAGGATCCGGCTTCGTCGAATGGAACAAAGCAGGAACTAAGGTCATGTTAGATCCACGAATTGTTGCCTGTATCAACCCAACCAGTATCGAACCACTCGATTCCTGGCTCTATCGTCGCATCGAAGTTGAACGCGATTCGCACTCGCTTTCCAGTCTCATCCAGTCCCATCGGGAACGGAGTTTGACGCATATGTGTATCGCGCCACTTGTGACCATTAACGATTGCGTTTCGAATCGGGAAGACCACGCTCCAAATCGCCCATGCTCTGGCGACCGCAAGATCAAACGATTCAGCACGGACCATCACTTGCATCGATGGTTTGATCCATGCTGGTTGACTATAATCGTTGTGGATAAGTTCGGGAGCAGAGCCACCAGTTTCGACGAACGACGTAAAAGGACCAGCACCACCAGGAATGACTGCTTTCGGACCCTGAAAGAGATTTGTGCCGTAAGTCCCGAGATTGTTTTGTTGCACCAACTGAATGAAGTCCTCAGCAAACATCTCAGCCTTCGAACATCTTCGCCATGTTCAATCGTCGCGCAACACGATCTGCAAGATACGGAGCACTTTCACGCAGAGGATTCTCGATGTATTTCGGACCACCCACTGCGTGGAATGCATCAAGATCTTCGTGAACGATCAGTGCATAGTCATCTTGCGCAGGATCAGTCGCAACAAGTACATAGATCCGATTGCCTTCCTGCATCGGACCTTCGAGGTGAATTCCGTCACGAAGATTTCCTGTATCGACAGGAGTCACTGCTTGGCATTCCGCGACTTCGATCAATCCTTCCTCTACCAGAGCATCAGCAAACTGTTGCGGAGCGACAACCATTGCTCGTCGCAAACCTCTCAACATTTTGCTGGCGTCGATCTTGAAGTCAACCTTAGCCAAGAAACACCTGTGTCAGCACAGGAAGAGTCGCACTTGATTCAACATACGGACCTGACATGTCAAGAATCGGGCCAGTCGTTCCATCTGGCAACGTGATCCGATCCTGATCGTTGACGATCACAGTCGGATCCAGAAACGTCACTGATGCTCGACTCACCGTGAGTTCGCCTTCGGCAGTTCGTACTTGACGTCGTTCCCAATTGACAATCGCTGGCCGATGAACAGGAGCAGCGAAAGTATGGTCGCCAGATCCTGTTTCACCAGTGTACGATTCGTGAATTACCGTTGGTTGCATGTCACTCGTCAGACTGTTCGCCACTCCGACGAGCTTACGGATTGCCGTCCCGAGTCCCACCCATTGCCTCCAGAACGAATGGACGACGAACCATTGGACGCTTATACCACGATGGCACAAGAAGTTGTCGAACGAGATCCGGAACAGCAGCTGATTTCCACTGATATTCCGGACCTGTTTCAAGATTGTCTGCGTCGCGAAGATCGATTGAACTGCCTTTCGCACCACTATCGGAGAAGCGGAGATTGACCGGACCCGCACCCAATCCGGTGAGACCGAACTTGCGAATCGCATCATCCTCAGTTCGATCTTCGTCAATCATCTGCAAACTAAATTCAGCAGTCGCGTTCTTGAGTTCAACCGGAAGAGTCATCGTGCCAATTGCTCGACCATTCCGATTGACTTGACCTTGCATCGGCCACGGAAGTGCTTGCGCATCGGTTGTAGGAATGCCAGTCCAGACGAAATAAGCGTTGATCGCGCGAGTTCCTTCGATTGCCGCAACAGTGAGAACAGCATCACTTGCTGCTGCAACTGCTGCAGAGACGTGACTCTTTGTAGCAATGTAGTCCTTGAACTCCTGCAGAGTGATGTAACTGTTTGCAGAAGCGCCAGCAGGAGTTGCGTCAATTGTTGGCATACGCTAAGGGAGTCAACGATCTCGCACGTCGTTGACTCCCATTCCTCCTACAACCGCTGAGCGGTGCCAGCGGGATCCGCAGTGATCGTCCCGTGAGAGTAGTCCTCCGTTGCGATCCGCTGGAGGCCAGCACCGACGCCAGCTGCCTTGGCTTCCGCAGAAGCCTTGTCGGCCTGTGCCCGAAGCGACTCTTCGGATGGTTCGACAGTCTTCGCTGCCTCGATTCGAGCACGCTCGTTCGCGGAACGAGGCTTGAACTCGTCCTTGTCGTCGACAGCTTCGAACTTGTCGCGAAAGGCACGAGCCTGATGCTCGTTGAGATGGACGACCTCGCCGGGGAGGATGAGTCCACGACCAGCTTCGAAGTGACTGCCGAAACCGTCCTTGAGACGAAACGCCTTCGTCTTCGGTTCCTGCGGCTGCTCACCGACGTGGCCCATTCCCGACGAACCACGATCTTCCATGCCGGCACGCGACGACGTCTGGCTTTCGCGAGAAGCCTTCGCGTCCTTCTCGGCTGCCTCGCGAGCAGCCTTCTCCGATGCTTCCTTCGCAGCAGCCTCCTTCGCCGGATCGGGATTCTTGTCGCCGACAGTGGCAGGCGGCGACGAATTCTTGGCTTCGGTCATGATTCCTCCCCTACGACATGTGGACGATGCCCGACCGCGCGTTGATGTCCGCACGAACGAGCGGGACGCCGATCTGGAACGCCTTGAAGTTGATGTGGAACCCACCCTGGATATCCCACTGAACAGTCTGGAGCGGTTCGCCCTGGACCCAGACCACAGTGTCCTCGGACATCTGGACCAGAACGACGTTGTTCGCCGGCAACTGATCGACGACCTGAATCTTCTGCAGTCCGTCAATCTGAAGCAAACGCTGGCGAATCGTGAGCGTCGAGTTCGCCTTGAAGTCGGCATCAAGACCGACGTTCGAGTTCCGTGGAACGTAGAGAACCCACGGACCATACTGACGAGCAGTGACCGACGCACTGATCATCGCCAGCACGTCGTTCAGGATGTCGGTTCCGGTCTTCGCAGCCTGAACCCAGTTGCCGTTCGTGCCGAACGTCATCGTGTTGCGATTCGGGTGGGTGGTGTATCCGTAGATCGGAACACCGACGAACACCTTGCCACCCTGGAATAGCATCTGCTCGGCCATCTGACCGACGACCGTGCCGGCGATGCGCGAACCAGCAGTGTCAAGCGGTTCGCCACGCGTCCGCGACGCTGTGAGCGTCCGAAGGTTCAGATACCAGTCCTTGTGAGTGATCGGGAGAGGCAGCGAAGCGAGTTCGAACTCGAGCCGATCCATCTCGGTTCGAGTGACGCCATCCATGGAGACCGTCGCCGGATCCATGAATCCCATCTTCTCGTACGAGAGGAGCGTCTTGCCGAGTGAATTCGCAACCGGCCTCACGAGACCGGCGGAGATGAGATCGGCGACCCCACGAAGCTGGATCGTTGCGGCCTGGACGATCGACTGATCGAAGATACGCCACTCATCCGCGAGCAACGTATCGTTGGTCCGGAGAACAGAAGCATTCAGTGGCCGACCTTCGGCCGCTGCACGCGCCATCTGCTCTCCTGCCCACCGACCACTGGCCGCGTTGTAGAACACGCGGCCCTCGTCGACTCCGCCTCCACTCAAGTCGTGGGAAGCGATTCCTTCCATCTGATCTTCTCCTCTTCTAGCGCGGAATCGCGCTTCCTAGATGATCTCGGCGCGGATGAACGATTCGGCGCCGAGTGCTCCACCAGACGACTCGAGCGAACGAGCGAGAATGACTCCGGTCGTGAACTTGCGGAGTGTTCCGTCACCGGCCGACTCGAGCTTGTCGCCGGCAACGATGTTCACACCAGCTGCGCATCGCACGTTGACACGCATGCCAGGAGCGAACGAACCGATCTTGACCGTGTCGCCAACGGCATAGTTCGCCGCCGGAGCATAGACCGACTTGTGCGAATCGTCGACGCCAGCACCCATCTCGTCACGTTCGAGTGCGAAAGTGCGCTGGCAAAGACCTCCGGCCACCGCGTGCGGTGCAACCGACGTGACTCCGTCAACGAGATGTCCCGGCTTGATGGTCGCCGAGGCAACGCCGTCCTCGTTGATGATCGGTTCTCCTCGAAGAACGATCACTCGCTTGTTGGCAACCGCCATTGCATGCTCTCCTTTCTGCTGAGGACGACGTTACTTCGTCGCCTGGTTTCCGTTACCTGCCGACTTCGCCGGCAGACCATCGCGTGCACGAATCGCGTCTTCGAGACTCGGCGGAGCCGGGACCGTGTTCTGCTTCGCGTCGCGCGGGACGCCAGCGCCACGACCGGAGTAGTCGACCGGAGCTGCTGTCGACTTGACGAGCTTGTCAAGGTTCTCGAGCTCCTCGATCGACATCGTCTTGAGTTTGTCCTCGGAATAGACGGACTGTGCCGTCTTGAGACCGGCGACGAGCTCGTCCTTCTTCTTCTGATCCGCAGTCTTCTGCCGCGAGACCATATCGCGAATCGACGCCGGAGCGGTCTTGAGCCACTCTTCTTCGGTCTGAGGCTGCTTCGCTGCTTCGTCGGCCGCTGCCTTGTCGGCTGCCGCCTTGTCCGCTGCTGCCTTCTCGTCGGCAGCTTTCTTGTCCGCCGCTGCCTTGAGATCGTTGGCCTGCTTCTCGAACGTCTCGAGAAGACCATCCGACGCCGCCTCGAGCACCTTCGGCTCCTTGACGGTGTTGTGGGGATGCGCGAGCAACGCCTTGATCCTTTCTGCCCTTGTCATGCTGTCTCCCTTCGCGGCTCCACAGCCGCATCCATGCTCCGCAGCCGCTCTCGGAGCAGCACATTCTGCACCGAGCTTGACGGAGTTGTCGTGCATACTCTGAATTGCTTCCTGATCTTTCTTCGAGTGTCGAGCTCCCTTGGCGTAACGAGGATCTTCGTTCCCATTGGCGTTCATCTCTTCGAGCATGTCCTCAAGCAACATGCCAGAACAGATGTCGCCAATGCCGTAGACGGCGGACATCATCTGCGAGCAGTAGCTGAGAAGCGAACGCACTCGCGCATTCTCGACTTCCTCCTCAGCATCCTCCTGAGCAGCAGTCTCGGTCGGATTCTCCTGCTCGTCAGCAATGAGATCGGCGATGAGTTTTTTCGCCGACGCAGCATTGGTGGTGACCTGGTCAATCAGGCCAGAGAGAGTGTTGTACTGAATGAGTTCGGCTGCTTCCTCAGCAGCTGCCTCTTCAGGTGAATCCTGCAGACCGACGAGCACGGCCGCAAGATTCTTGATCCGTTCGCGGAAGGTCTTGCGCTTGTCATCGGCCATTGAAGCTCCTTGCGCACTTCGTTTGTCCGCTTGTTTTTCGTGGTGGTACATCATCCGTCGATGATATTTCGCTGCTTGTTCATGATGATTGATTGCTTCAGTCTTGCTTCCTTCTTTACTGCTTTTCACAGCTTCTTTGCTGTGATCAGCAGCTGAAGCATTATCATCATGACCACCAAGAGAACCAGTTCCTTTGGAAGTCTTCACAGCATCTTGTGTAACAGAATTCGCTTCTTTCGTCGATACAGCAGCATTCGGGCTTCCATTTGCATGGTCTTGAGAAGCTTGCTCGTGAGCTTCTGCAGCATCTTTATGAGCACGAGCAGCATCTTTATGACCAGCTTTGGTATCACCACTTGGGTGAGGTCCGCTACCTGGTCCTCCTGCTGTAATCAACGACATTCCTTTCGCCGTCACCAGATGGACCATCGCGTTTCGTGGCGTTCCGCATCCCATGGCGACGGAACACGCACCGATGTCACCTTCGGGAAGCAACGCCAGATGATCTGGAACGATAGATCGCCAAATCGCATTGTATCGCTTTCCGTTGTAGGTTCCTGCTTTCTCCTCAGCAACCACGTAGCAACCGACCGAGACTTCGATCGTTTCGCCTCGCTTGATTCGCTCGAGGATTCGAAGTGCGTCATCGCCGACTTCCTTCGCGCGATCGGGATCCAACCACGCTTCCATCTCGAGCTTGCGGTCCTTGGCCTCGGCATTGAACACAAGACCGAACGCGTGCTGCTCGAGTGTTCGTGGTGTATTGCCTGAGACTTGAGTTCCGCCGTCCTCTGGATGGCCAGCGAACGTCGGTCGTCCGTTCCATCCTTGAGGAGCCATGTGGAATTCCTCCGCGAGCACGAGCTCGGGAGTTTCCGCATTGATGGGATAGAT